TGTCTAAAACCAAAGCACTGTCATATGCTCCGTCATGTTCAGTTGCAAAGAGAGGAGCCCAGTAACGAATGGTAGCAGTTCCCGCTTCATTTGCTCTATATGGAATGTTAACCTGAATAAATTTACCCTTAAGATCAATCTTGGGTAAATTGTTAAGAGCAAACGGTCCATCTGTTCCAAGTGGAGTAGAATCGAATGGGTAACTATCGAAACGATTACCAGAATATTTGATTGCTATATCATTTACGGGAAGTGCATCGGTCTCAGCAACAATGTAATTGCCTAGATTTGCATTTAGATTTGCACCTATCAAGGAGTCATCGGTTCTTGCTCTATCCGATGATATATTTGTAATTGATTGCGTTTCAAACTCATACCCAAAAACGTATGCTTTACCGGGGTTTACTGAAATTGCTAACTTAGAAGCTGTTCCGCCCTGTTCCTGACTATAGATACCAGTTGGATCTGGTAAGAATGTTACGTCCGTAACAGTTCCGGTTGCAGGGGTTCCCGCATTGTTAGTGAGTGTTAGACCAGTAGCAAATCTACCTGATTCCATGTCTACGATTAATCTCTGTGCGGTTGAACCGACAAAGTTTGTTCTATCCAGAATGTCAAGGACTTCAGCAGTTACGCCGTTGCTAAATACGTTTTCGTCAGCGGAAAACACTTCGGTTGCACTAGTGATGGTGACATCAACCTGATACTTATCAACTCTGAGGTTATTGAGAACAGTGGCGTTAAACGGAGTAACAGTGTAGTTGCCAGACTCGTCGAATGTTCTTCTTGCGAGTGTCTTTTCTAGTTCAGCGTATTCGGTCTTGTTGTATCGTTTGGTGATCTTACCATTTTCAACCCGAAGAACATCCACGAAGTCTTCATCGATAAATTCAGACGGTGTGTTTGTGGTAATGTTGAGAACTTTAGAACTGAAAACAGGATCTACTTGATAACGATCTGCGCCTGGTGCTGAGTAGTTGTAAGATCCCTTCGCAGGATCTACAAGAGTGGGATCATCGATGTTGTCGATAATCTTCTTGTTGATCTGAAGACCAACTCGATTGGTTGGGTACTGATAAAGTCGAACACCAGCTGATGCACCAACGGCAGTTCCTTCTTCTCCCGATGAAGGACTTTCGATTTGATTTGCCGTTGATAATCTATATGGTACGTTGGTTTGCGGATTTATATAAACGAAGAAACCGTCAACATAAAACACACCAGTATCGATGGAACATGCCAGTGCATCGCCTGTTGCTGCAACTAAGTCGCTTGTTGTTGACTTGACGGTAAAGTTAATACTTTGAGTTTCACTGTAAACCTCGTCACCGAGACCGAATGAATCTCCAGCCGTTCCACCGCCACTTAAATATTGAAGGAATACAACTGGGAAAGTATCTACACCAGTAGAGAGTGGAGCTTCTGTGGAGATAACTCTTGCCCGCAGATTTGATTTATCACCTGTACCTGTAAGAAAATCACCTGCAATTAAAGCTCTGTTTGCTTCGTTCAATCCAGAAGCACGAATGTAACTTACATTCTTTTCTGTGAGTCCAGAACCAAGAACCGGAGTTCCGTTCTTAAAGACATGATCTCCAAAACGCTCAATCTGTGTTTGAAGAGCGGTCTGGAGTTGAGTGAGTTCTCTTGCTTGAACGGCGAATCCTGGCTTGAAAAGAATCTTAAGATAATTCTTTGTCTTGTCAAAATCGTCGTAGTATGGATCTCCCGATGTCAATTCAGGGTCATATGAAGGCATGTTTCTATTACTCCCTAAAAGTCAATTACGACTTTGATTTCTTCGTCTTGATCTGGATTTCTTTGCACTGGTCTTACGTTCTCTATGTATAACACTTGTCCGGTATTTCTGAGGAATTCCGGTATAGTTGTTCCTAGAACTTCACCGGTAAAACCATTCAGTGAAATTACATTTCCTGCTGTCAGTGAACCAATTGTAGATGTGAGATACATGTCTACGGTACTTCCAGCTGGACCAGAAGTTGTTCCTGTTGCATAACCAAAACTTACTAGTGTAGAACTAAATTGATCTGCGTTTCCTGTAACAGGCAAGTCAAGGAGACTTGAATCTAATTGGAATTGTGGACTGGTAAAGAACGACTGAACTTTAGTTGTGAGTCTATGTGATTCGTCAATATTTACTGGTTGACTTTCAATCTTGGTGATGGTTCCTACTGGTGAATTGCTCAATTGAACTGTACCATCAGAAGATAGAGATCGGAAACCAAATATATCTTCACCATCTACTTGCATTCCAAGTGCAACTCTAGGAGCAATAAACGAACCGACTTTATCTGTCAGTGTCATGGTTCCGCGTTCTCCGTCTGCATCAGCAGTAAACTGCGTGACCTTTCCAGTAGAACCAGAATCCATTCCATAAACAATTGATCCGATCGGGAAGGATTCACCCACGAATGATTTGCTGTGCGTAACCAGATCCACAAAACCACCATAACTGTTTCCATCACCACCAAATGTGTAACCTGTTCCGGTTGTTTCTCCATAGAAAATTCTGCCGGATGTTAAACCACTAGCAACTTCATCTGGATCAACGCAAGCTCTAAACGATCCATTATCTACAGACACGGTTAGTACACCGGCAGTATTTGGAACCCAACTTAGAACTGTTCCTCTTGCCTGAGTTGTACTGTATTCGCCTTGGTGAACTTTTTGTCCTACAACAAAGGCGTCTACTGGGTGCGTCATGCCCGGTGTTCCTACTGTATGGAAATCAATGACAGCAGTATTGTTTTTGTTTCTTATGTCTATTTTGGTAAAGTTCGGTGTTGCAGTTCCGGCGACAAGACCTGCGGTAACACCAGCAGTCCATCCTGCTAACTGTGGATTTTTGACAACAGAGAATTTTCTAAAATCATTCTGAACATCAAATGCTCCACCTTCCGAACCCTTTAACAGTGTTCGAATCATTACCTTATTTGCACCCAGTTCATAAACTGCGTTCGATCCATGTCCACCCAGAGGTGTACCAACGGCGGAAGCTGCAAATCCAACACCAGATGTATCTGATGTAGATGGAGTAAGCATCTGGATCGATGGATCAGTAATACCAGAACCGGGTTCAAGAACACGGATGTTGGTTATTACCTTTGTTTCGTTAACTATAGTGTCTGAGTCTCTTGGTAATCCAGAAGATCCAGTAAAGTCGGAGGAGATACCCTCAAATACCGGATAGATAACAGAGTTTTGTTCAGATGTATTTCCAGTTCCACTTGCAACGTAAATATAAGGTACGATGTTAAAGTAAGCAGAATTACTAGCACCGGACGGAACATATGACGGAGTGGTTTCAAATCTTGGGGTATAAATTTCATTACCACCAGAGATACCAAGAATTTTCTTGTAGTAACCTATCTTAGTAAATCCGCCGGCATCGGACGCATCGCCACCGCCGGAAGGTGATCCCATATCAAGATCGGTGAGTGCCCAATTTATATACTCGTTAGTTGTATATGAATTGTTTACTGTCCACTTGCACGCTTCAACAGTATCTCCAAACGGATCTGTGAAAAATGCTCCATTATCTAAGAAAAAAACTTTGTGTGTTAGATAGAAAGTTGAATCGGAACTGGCGCCCTTTGATCTCATTATTTCTGAGTTAGACCAATAACTACCCGACATGTCCAACCTAACTCCGAACACACCACCGTTTGAAGCGTTTTCTTGTACCTCTCGTTGAAGGTATTCAATCGTTCCAATTTTTGTAGTCGAACCGGCAACTGAAACCGGAATGTAATCATCGGTTACAAAGTCTAGGTCGTCTTCTTTAAGTTGGTACATGAATTGCCAAACATAACCATCTGCGCCTGGTGTTTGGTATTCTGGGTATGTGTGAGTTGGTTGTACCGTCGATGCAACATTTCCTCCATTATTGTCTAAACATTTATAGACACGATACTGTGGAGTCATTACATAGAATGGTCTTGATTCGAAGGTGGAGGATCTGAAAATTTCATCTGTATCAGAGAACTGTGAATATGTAATTCCACTTGTCCAATCATATCGGTTGGTAACGAGTCTTACATCTTCGCTTGTAATTTTCTTTGCAGCAATGGCAGACGACCATGAATCAAATTGATTGTTCGATGTGTCTAATGAAGCAGGAGGTGTATTGTCATTTGGCCATGATTCTGGCTTAGAAATCATGAGAAAGAAAGAATCCGAGTCACTTGAAAAATCATCAAGAAACGATTCTGCGGCCGATACATTTAAAGAAAATTGCAAATTGGACATTTATTATTCCTTAGTTTATTTATACTACAAGTCTTGTCCGTAATCATCCGGCACATTTGTAGATCCTAATGTTCCTTGTGAATCATAACTAGCTCCAGCAACTGGAGGTGAGGTCAATCTGTATGGTCCCATGATAAAGTTTTGTAGTTTGATATCACCCCACGATATACCAGCTCTACTAAGTCCACCGTGCCATGTATTTGGGTGTGGGTGGACAATCCACCAAGCAATTTCACCTGAAACTCCTGGCATGGTACTTCCGACATAAGGATTTGCACTAACGTCGGACGAACCTTTCTTGCCTAAGAATTCCTGTGTGGCTCCAATACCACCAAAACGATTTAGATTTTGATTCTGCCATCCACTTGATATTCCATCGCCAAATGAACTGACGGGATTTTGTGTGTTAATATCGACAGTTAACCCTGTAGCTCCATCGTAACCAAACGGATAGTAATCCAACATAAATCCGTCTTGTAAACCAGCACCAGCCAAATCGGTAGCTGTTATTCCTCGCAAGTCAATATGCGAAGGAAGAACACCGAACTGATCTATTCCAATTACCGCACCGTCAGATAAAGTAGCTATACTGTATGGAAAATAGTTTGCAAATAAAGGCATCTCATTGCGAAGCAACCCAAATCCACCGGTGCTTGCTGTTGCACTTTCTTTTCTATAAACTAGATAATCACCCAGCACCAGTTTGCCACTTGGGTGTGCAAATTCTTTCAGTGAATCTTTATATTCACTTAAGTTTGCTTCTGTTCTCACGACATAAGAATGAATCTGGTAACGATAATTGTCCTGTAGTTTTTCAGTCGATGAAACTTTACCATCGTTGTTTGACCAGTAACCAACTCTAGTTACTTTTGGACTTGTAGTTATCAACAAACCGTCTGCACCTGTGCCTGTTTCGGATACAACCGACACGATGTATTGGTTAAGATTTCCATTGAATGGATAATAGTTCAGTCCCGGATCATCAATTCTGATTGATCTAATTGATCCTGTTTTATCCACCGACTCTACCGAAGCTTTGACACCTTTACCTGAATATGCACCGGACTCGATTGTAACCGAATCGTCTGGTTGGTAATTCGATCCACCGTCAGTGAAAGTTACTCCCGATACCATACTCAAAAGAGTAGAGGAAAACTCAATCGGTTCGGTTGATAACGAAGAAACTTTTCCGGGATATGGAACAGATCCAATCACAGCAGACAATTCTAATTCTAGAATAGGAGTTCCATCCTTCGTGAACTGTCGCAAGTCTACTATTGTTGCTGAACCCCGTGAAGTGAGTGTAATGTCGTCAATAAACTCTACTCTTAGATTTCTTAATGTTCTATTCCTATCTGAATCTGAATCGATACATCTAATGATTGTTGGTTGTATCCATCGACCACCAGAGGCATTCAGTATATCAGTAGAAGGAATATAAACTTCTGAATATACATCAAACAGAGCTCTAAGAAGAAAACGAATTGATGATTCTGTACCCTTTGCTAGATAGAAAGATCGAACTCTTTTCAGAACCGATCTCAAGTCTAACGTGTCTCCCTTTACGGAAGTTATGTTGTCGGGAAATCCCTTGAAAATTTCATTTTTGAAATATTTGAGAAAATCATCCGTAGTCTGGTCAATGTCCACTGTACCCAATAAACTCATGGGTGCAAAGTAAGAATTGTCCTGCGACTCCAACCACTTGTAATACTCTTCTACAAATGTAACAAACAGAGGGTGATCCTGAACAACGAAATCAGGAAGATTCTCTGCAACTACATCTGAAATTTTATTTCGTGGGTATCTTGGCATTTATTTTCTCAGGCAGGAGTGTCGTTTGAAAGACCCATGTTTATGGTAACTGAAGTTGTATCTGTTTCATCCACAACAAGAATTTGATTTCTTGATACTTCTACGTCGTTGTTTGTTGAGGAACCGTAAACTCGAATGAAAGAATCGTTCGGAATACTTTGAACATTTATCTGTTTGAGATCTAGTTTACCAGTTGTGTAATCAATCGTACCGGCATTTGCATTTGAGATCACTCTGTTTCCGGAAACATCTAGTGTGTAAAGTTGAAGTGTACCCTTTGTATCATCCTGAATATATGTGTTTACACCGCCAATGACGAAGGCGTTGCTCTCTACGCTAGACTGACCGGGTTTCTTCGAGATACCACCGGGGAATGTTACGGTGTAATCCTTTGGTGTTCCAAAGAATTCAGTTGGATCAATTCTCTTTTCCATGTTAACAGTCATGTTAACGGAAACGATCGATGGGTTGACGGCGATTATGTTTTTAATTACAGTAGAACCTCGGAAGTTTTCACCGAAGTCCTCTAGTTGATTGTCTGTGTAGTCCTGTATTGATTGTCTGACCAACGACTTTACTCCAAGTGAAGATAACTCGGTGTAAGCATTATTGATTAGAACATCAACGGTTGGTCTGATGTAGGTGTAATCTGCATCGACGAACTCGGGAATGATTCCTACGATATTTTTTGTCTTGATGATGTTGGTGATAATGTCATTTTTCTCTACATCAGAAAGTCCCACGGCATTTTTTGTGTTGCCTACTACGAAAACTTTTCCATACTGTGGTGGGTCTGCATCTTCACCACCGTAAACCAAAACTGATTTTAACTGCTGGAATCGTTTGAGAATTTCTGTTCTGTAATCTTCTGATGTTACTAGTCTGTTCTGTGACTGAAAGGATCTAGGTCCAATTTTCTTAGAGAATGAGGATTCTTCTCGTTCACCGCCGCCGGTTGCTTCGTTTACCACTACAACTTCGAATGTTCCATCATCACCTGTGTGTGAGAACACTCTGGATCCTGCTGCGTCTCCGGCACCTACACCGTTTGCATTTTGACCTTTTGATCTGAGGTATTGAATTGAAATGATATTTCCATCATCTGGTCGTTTCCCGATTACATTGTCACCGAATTCTATTTCGTAGTATCGATTCAATCCGATTTGTAGGAAATATGTTTCCGTTGTATCGGTGACATTGAGAATCGTGTCAGATCTAAACCACTCATTGCTCGTGGTACTGTCTTCCGTTTGAGAGTCCTTGACAAAAACTTTGAGGAACCGATTGTCAACGCTTAACTCTGGAATGACATATCCACTCTCGTTCAGTGAGTCGTAAACCAGATCATATGTGAAGAATGTGCCTTCGTAAATATCCACATCACCCGTAATCCATTCAGTTGCTTGTCCACTACTGTTGTAGGCACATGCCTTAAATTCTGCTGCGTCTGGATTCTTGAAAGTGAAATTGTTATCCCCGATCGTTGCGGAAAATGTCGATTTATCCGGCAAGATACCGTCACCATAAGGAACAATTCCATCTAAAGTTGGTCTAAAGATGACCTTGACTGTTGACTTCGCGGAAGTTCTAGACTGTGGTGTGTAGTTTAAAAGTTTAAGTAACGAGTTGATTGAATCTGGTTTGATTGCACTGTCGATAAAGGCTTCGGATATTGCCATGTTGTTGTAGAAGGCTTGGTAGTGTGTGTTGTAGGCAAGAATGTCGAGTAGAACATTAAGACCTGAACCTTCAAAGTTGTACCCAGAAAATACTGACTGTGAAGACAGATATGTTTTTAGATTGTCCTTGATATCATTGAAGTCAAGGCTGTCGATTGGTAGTGATGTGTTTTTAGAAGCCATTATCGTACTCTCTTGATTGTGACAGTTGTACCGTCTATGTTATCTTGACCGGAAACGGAAAAATAAATCGTTAGATCCAACGAGTTCTTATCGAATCTGTTTTCGTCAAATTTGAGTCTATTCAAAGTGACTCTAGGTTCATACTTTTCAATCAATGTTTTTAATCGTTCCTCTATATCTAGTTGAATAAAAGGATCGTTCAACTCAAAAAGTAAAGAACGAAGTCCAGCATTTATCTGGGGGTTAAATGGTTTTTCCAACAGGTTGAAATATACTAAATTCTTTAGACTTCTTTTTATGGCATTATTATTAATCAACAACGAAACATCCGATGTAATCGGATTCTTCGAAAAGTTTAAATCTAAATCTACTGTTCTTGAAGGCATATTTTCTCCCTACTATGTATCAGTCTAAAAGACCACCAAAGCTTGGAATTTCCGGTATAGTTGCAGGATTGGTGATAGCTTGTGTGAGTTTACATGGATCACAAAGACTAAGAACATCCTGAATGAATCGGAATAATTCAAAGACAGCACCCTTGATAATTTCTTGTATGGTTATGAATATAGTATTGAGTTTTGCAAACGTACCAATCAGAACTGCACTGGTTACCGCAATTGTTTCTCTTGTTTTTGAACCGATGTTGTTTAAACCTAAATCAAAATTTAGATCAGCAAAGAATTTAGAAAGGCAATTCAAAATTCTCATAATACATCTTCCCAAGAATCCAGTCGCCAGATTTACGAGATCGAAGAACGCATAAGCGAACTGTCCGACCTTGGTGGCAAACAATTGAAATCCATTTACAACATTTTGAACAGTTGCAAACGGATTCAAAAACTCTACGCCGCAGATGTCATCAATCTCTTCAATAAAATTACAAGAGGGTATTCCGGGGAACGGTGGAATGTTTATGTCACCGGGCAAATCACAGAACTGACATCCCAAGTTTAACCTACAGTTACCTACTTTGAGCAGTGTAGAAAATGAAAGCGGGTTAACCCAGTCCATGCCGAAAGGAACTTCAATCTCAAACCCATCGAATAAATTTTCACAATCATCTGATTTGTTTTTGACTTGATCGTTTATCTCTTCAGATCTCTGTGTAATTTGATTTACAATATTTTCCATATTGTTTTCTAGATCGTCAAAGATAACACCAATTTCTGAATTTAACCCATCTGCTTGTTCGTCCGTGAGATAGATACCCGGTTGAACTTTACCGAAACGCTTGCTTATATTGCGAACAGCATTGGAGACATATGATATGGCATCCAAACCTACGGCGGTAGGACCAACCGAAGCTTCTTCGTTGCTGACTAATCCAGCATCACTAATACCGTCAGAACAGTTCTGATCTACTGTTCTATCGGGAAATTTATTTTCGCAATCTTCGCAAGACATACAGTTTCCTTATCAGTTGAGGTTTAAGAGTCCACCTGTAGTTATATCGATATTCGCTGAGGAGTTTATTTTCGTTCCACCATTAGAACCCATGAAGTAATCACCTTGAGATAAGAAATTAATTTCACTATCGAATACTTCTGTCAAACTGCTTCCTGTCACGATTCTAGTTGATGTGTTTATTGTGTCATAGTCTGTTTCTCTTACATAACTAGGAGACTTGTGGAAGTGACTGAGATCAATGAGAGTATCTAAACTTCCAAACCGTTGAGTGCATAACGCAGAGGTTTCGAGTTTCATATTCATTCCAGAAATCATATCAAGTGTAGTTGCAGCGTTTACCACCATTTCGCCCATTGATGTCTTCATCAACATGGAACGATTCGCTAGAAGACTCAAACCACCCTGTTGAGCGTTTAGAGCAACACTACCACTTGTGGATATTATATTCAAGTTCTGACGAGCCGTTGCCGATATCGAACTTCCGGCATTGATGAACACATTACCACTCTTCACGCCTGGGAAGAACCCCCCGACTGCATGTGGAATGGAATATAGTCCAATGTTGCCACCCATCGTTGTTATGTTAATGGTCTTGGCACTGTCTATGGTTACTTCGTCTTCAGAATATTTCTTACTCTTTCCTCTGGTGTGGAATAGTTCGTTGAAACACTCAACCGTCATGTCACCGTTAATTGATTCGGCATATGATCCGGAAACGCCAATCGTCCTGTCGCCATTGACGAACGTATCATAGTTTCCTCGAATCATTTCTCTTACACTTCCGTTCACCTGTCGTTCAACATTACCCTGAACAAATTCATAGACATCGCCTTCGATATTCAGGAACAGATTACCGCCAAGTGAACCTTCATCACTTGGAATCAATTTCTTGATATTGATGTAGTTGTCGCCCAATATAAATTCGTAGTTGTCTCTAACTACTTTGGCAACCTTTGTGCCGAATGGATGAACCTCTGTGAATGTTCCAGATCTGTGGTAGTCATGCGTGCGTTCTTTGCCGGGTGTGTCGTCGCGTTCGATGATGTGACCGGACTCACTGGTGATGACATGATTGTATGGATACTTTGCATCGAACGGTGTTGGTGGTTCACTGTAGGAACCGTGTCCGTTTGCGACTGGAACATTCTTTACTCGATTATCAATTTTATCTTGAACCACGGGAGGAAGTTCATCTTCTGTTTCTTCTACCCCTTCTTCGTTTTCCCATCGGTAACGGGCAAGTCGGGTGACATCAGATTCATCAAGTCCGTGTTCGTCTGTGTCCAGTGGGTATCTTTCGCCCGGATCTTGATAACCAGCTTTTGAGGGATCACTAACATCCGGCGCATCCTCCGGAATACCGGGAATGGTTCCCATTATAACTGGCATCTGTGCATTTTCGCCGTCTCGGAAGAAACCAAAAACGTGAGTACCGGGAACTGGTCCGACCGGCGTTTCACCGATACCACTAGTCGAAGCAGAATTGACAGGCGTTACTGGTGAAGCCCAAGGCAACTGAGCGGTTGGAATAAGATTTTTATCTTTATCATGATAACCAAATATACGAACCCTACACCTACCAAGTCGTTGTGGATCTTTTCTATCCTCGACAACACCCTGCCACCATATAAAAGAATTTGATTTAAACAATTCGTGCATTATTTCGGAGCCCCATCTCGCATCAACGTAAGTTTGGTTGTGTATTCCTGATTGACTGAAGTAGATTCAAAAATGAATCTGTGTTCTACATCAGAGATTAAATACTTGCCACCCAGAGACCTTCCCTCTTCGTCATGTGAAGTGTAAGAACTTTGGTCTTTGGTTAAATTCCTCACCTGCATATCTGAGAACATCACACATTCTCCTACTCTGCGGTTAGTATCACCTACAATATTTATTTCAAGTGGAAAGTAAATGTTCAGGTTTCGCTGAGTGTATACTAAATCTAACCAATCTTCCTTCTTATCAACACCTTTGTTTTTCTCATCGTCACTGAACAAGTATTTTTGTTTTGGTAGAAATGCCTTAAACGAGTCGGGTGAACCCAATCTGTTCGTGAGTATATCATTGTCTTCTTCTATAAACTTTTTGGTGTTCGGATCCACGAATGGTTCAGGTGCATCGTCTTTATAATTGTATACCTTTTCAAAATACTTTTTACGAGTCTGATCGTAAAAGTATAACGTGCCTCCCCAAGTACCAAACGCATTGTATTTACTGCTGTTCATATCTGGAACAACCGTCGTTCCCTTCACCGTTCGTCTTTCCCGTATGTGTGCTTCTATTGGATCTTCTGCATCGTACAGTATGTCAACAATGTAACCAGATGTCTTATCGTCGTTTGTACCAACAACTGGTTCCTTTATCATGTCGGTAAAGGAAGTGAAAACGGATTCCACTCTACCTCTGTCGTTGAATCTCTGAAAGAAAAAGAAGTTTGCACAGTCTTCGTTCTTTGAATCGATTGATCCATTCGTCAACCAAGATATACACTTCGATGGACTCCAGTTTGGCAAGACACATGAAAAATCAGACCCAAGTGTTTCAGTTACAAAACTAAGATTGCCCGATCCTACATCCAATCTCTTATCCTCAAGAAGATAGTCAGTGTAAATGCTTGATACGATATCTGATCTTTTCTTTTTACTGAATGACTTCACCACCCGTGTGGTCGAGTCCTTGAATCCTTCGGGAGTAACAATATCAAGTCTATACCTCGTAGTCTTTTCACTACTGGATGATTTGGATGTATTGTATATGATAAAACTCTCTTGCAATTTTTTACCGGGAATTGCATCGGTTTTTTCTAGGGAGACAAAAGTAGCAATATCCATCAACAGAATATCCTGTGATGTAATTCTGGTTTTATTTTCTTCTAGGTAACCATTCGGGACATCAAGAATAACCGTACCAACAATAAATGGTTGAAAGATACTTTCATTGAGAGTGATACTTACAATTCTAGGTTCGACATTTCCGCCCGTCTCGACGATAGCTTCATTGTCTTCCGCAGAAACTATAGTTATAGCTGCACCCTCGAATTTGCCGATGGGAACTGTCATTATTGTTTTTCGAAGGTTATCAGATACTCTTGCCATTATAGATTAATAACCTCTTTAAGTTTATCTTGTATTGTTTTTATGATAGCAACACTATAAACTCTTATATTTCGGTTTCGGTCGTTTATCTCTGTTTCAAATTTTTCATTTGTGATGATACTCGCACCGTCGTTTGTAATTGCGGTAGACGAACCAGTTAAGTATACGTCGATATATCGGGCAGCACCGATCAGGGTAAGAGGCGATCGATATACATCAATTGAGTTTGTTTCAGAAGATAATGCAATGTCTCTGAAGTGGTGAAGTGATAATCTAGACTGATCTATCTTTCGACCAACATACATTTTCTTGGAACCCATTATATCCGTGATCGTCCAACCGGAAACAGTTTCTCCAATCAAATCTTCAGCACCACTTAGTCGCATGTGTCCTGTTGTTCTATCATAATCTACTAGAGTAGTCGCAAGCTTCAAGCTTCCGGCACTGACGTTTACCGTATCACCGATAGAATACGAACTCGCTGCGGACTGGGTGTCCATCGTAAGACCGTTTGAGTTCTCGGTAACGTAAAGTGAAACACCTGCATACTTAGAGTCTATTCGTTTGTTTAACTTTTCATAACTGGCAGGCCAATCGTAGAACGGATTGATTAGTCGGTTTGTGATAAAGAAGGACCAGTATAGACTGACATCATTGTAGTATTTCATCGCGGCACTTTGAGGTGTTTCTCCATCACGAAGAAGGCGAGTTTTATATTCGTTTGTGTTTAGGAGCTGATTGGTTATATCAGTTCTTCGTAGAATATCAACCGATTTTTTTAAAATACCGGGAGAGTATTCATAATCAATTACTGGATAATTTTCAAAGTA